AGGTCCGCGCCGACGAGGTGCCCGCGCAGCCTCGCGCAGCAGACGTGCCCGCACCCACTCGCATCGCCACCAACGCGCGGCCCAGCCGCATCACGACGAGGGCCGCATGACGACGAAGTTTGCTGACGACGTACTCGATTACTCGCTCGCGTTCGACCTTGCCAGCGGCGAGGCCATCGCGTCCTCGACGTGGACGGTCACGCGCACCACTGAGGGCGCAGCTACCGGCAGTGACCTCGCGATCGGCACCGGGGCACGCGCGCCTAGCAACAGCGGCTCGACGGCGACGGTCTGGCTCAGCGGCGGTCGCGTCGGTGAGTCGTGGCTCGCGAGCGTCGTCATCGTCACCGACGCATCGCCAGCGCGCACGCTCGCGGGGTCGATGTTGATCACCATCGCCGCGCTATGACCTACCCTCGGCGTCGGTAGCCTCCTCGCCGCGCCCGTAACGCCCCGCATCCTTGGCCTTCGGGCTGGGGATGCGGGGCATTTCGTTTTCCGTCAGGGCGAGAGCTTCGCCAGCTGGTCGCGCAGCGCTGCGGCCTGCTCGAGCGCTTCCTCGGCGCGGTGGTACTCCCGCTCGCGCCCGTCAAGCGCTTGCCGCAGCTCGGCCTGCACGCGTCGCAGCGTCGTCGCCGTGTCGTCGCGCTGCACTTCGCAGCGGCGCAACTCTGCGCGCACGAGGCCCAGCTGCTGGATGAGTTCGGCAATCTGGTCACGTTCGGTCACTGGATGCCTCCTTGAGTTCTGCGGCCAGAATGGTCTCGCATGGCGCACGCTGAAACCACTCGCGCTCGTGGTGCCACGGCTTGAACCGCCGCTGCCACGCGCGCTCTGTCTCGTGCGTGCCTTCGATGGCGGCGATGAGCGTGATCGGTTCTGGCGTGCCCGTGGACAAGTCGCGGATGCGGTCATTCACGTCGCGCGTCGTGAAGCCGACTTTGAGGAAGTCGCGCAGGCCGAAGAAATAAACCGTGCCCTCGCCGCGCGGACCTTTCGGACCGGGCTTCTCTGCAAGACGTCGCGGTCGGTCGGCAAGACGAGCGCGCAACTTGCTGACCTCCGCTTCGAGAGTTCTATTTATTCTTTCAAGATCTTCGTATCTCATTTCCAGCGCTACGTAATCCAGCCGACGTGAGCTGTAGCGCAATCGTTTCCAACGATTGAGCAACTCTTCAAGCTTAGATCGTTCGTGGCTGAGTTTGAGATTTTCACTCTCCAACTTTTGGACCCAGCGCTCAAGATATCGCGCGCTATTTACTACGCGATAGTATTCTTCACGCACATCACGCTCGGTCATTCCGCTGGTCAACTCAGGTAGCCACATCAGGCTGCTCCCTTCCAAGGTAGTCGCGCGCAATCCACAGCGTGCTCGCCGTGTCCTCGCCGCTATCGATCGCGCGCACGAGCTCACCGAGCAGCATCCGCGCCGTGCGCTCGCTAGACTGCTCGCCGCTCAGCGCTTCGTACGCCTCGCGCATCTCATCGAGCCGCAGCACGGCCTGCTTAGCTTGCCGCGACGTGCGGCCGTGCTCGGCGCGCAGCGCAGCAACGCGGGCCTTCTGCTCGCGCAGCGCGACGGCGAGCACGCCGATGGCGACGCGGCGTACGTCAGCGGGCGTCATTGCGCCGCCTCCGGCCACACGACGAGATCGTGCGGATACGGACTCTCGGTGCCGTACGTGTCACGCTGCTTGCGCTGCGCGCTCTCGGAGAGTCGCATCGCGAGGTGCGCCGCAATCTGCGACGGGAACGGCCCGCAGCGCGCGATGCCGCCCCCGGACGCGTACCACTGCACGTCAGCGGGCATCATTGCCCCACCTCACGCAGCCGCGCGTGCAGCGCATCGGCTGCGTGCCGAGCCGCTCCAGCGCAGCCGTCTTGCGGCGCAGCGCGGCGGGCGTGTCGACGCCTCCGGCAAACCACGCTTCTCCGATTTCGTGCTGCACCTCTAGCAACTCGACGCGGAGAGTGTCGAGATTAGACAATGCGTCATCGCGCTGTTTCTGAAAGTCGAGCGACACGCGCGTTTCAAGTGTCAGCGCATCTTCTAGACGCTTCACATCAACCATTTGCCTTGCCTGCTCAAACGCCCACGCTGAGAACGCAGCAGGCCGTAACGCCGCGAGACACCAAGGGCACAGCATGATTGCGGCAGCCGTCAGGTCGTCGGGGATCTCGTCGCCCACGAGCGCGCATGGTTTCGCGCACCGTGAGCAGCCGATTACGCGGCCGGCTCTCACGGCAACTCTCCCGACAGCAGTTTCGCGCAGACCAAGCACACGTCGCAGTCGATGTTCACAAAGGGCTGCGCACCACAGCAAGGACACGGCGCGCACTCGACATACGCGAGGACGAATGCCGCGAGCATCGCAATCTCCGCGTGCGTCGCTCCAAGGGATGCGGACTCAGGGTCAAGTGCGAGCGCGCGAAGCAGTAACGCCTCAGCGATCGCACCCGTAGTGCGCAACTTCGTTGAATCAAAATCTCCCATCGTAGTAGCCTCCATCGATTCCCAGCGCACTTACTGCATTGTCAATCGCTTCCTGCCAGTCGTGCCCGCCTGTCCATGCGGCGTCTCTGGACAGCAGCATCTTTTTCAGAGCCGCCCTTAATGCGTCGCACTCGCGCAGCACTTCGCCATACGCGCGGTCTTTTTCTGCGGCACGCTCCCATCCGTAGCGCGATTGCTTGTGCAACTCCTCGACCTTCGCCGCCAGCTGATCGCGCTCGCGAATCAGTGCCGTCGCCGCCGTCTCGTCCGCGCGCCAGTGGATGGTCGAGCGGCCGTCGCGCATCGCGCGTGCGATGTTCGCGAAGTCGGTCGTCACCGTGCCGACGCGCGCATCGATGATGGCCCAGAATACTTGCGCCGCGTCCTCGACGGTACGCTCGCCACGCTTGACGGCTCCCAGCACCGCGAGCACGGCATCGCGGCTGCCGTGCATGGCAAAGTATCGGTGAGCGTCACGTCGCGCTTTCACACACGCCTCGCGGCTGCACGTCGGGCCGCACGAGTGAATGTCGTCGGCGCTCACGACTTCGCCCTCAACGCGAGCAGCCGCTCGAGCTCTGCGACGCGCTGGCGTGCGGCGTCGCGATCGTTGACGACGTTCTGCACAAAGTGCGCGAGTTCGTGGGTATGCGACGGCGCACCGACGAGGCCCGCAATCTCCGCGACCTCGTGCCGCCAGCCTTCAGCGGTGGCCTTCTGGGCTTCGCGGAAGCGCTCCACGGTAGCGCGCACCTCCTCGAGCTGCATCACCGCGCGCTTCTCACGCCACTTCGCGGCTTCGCGCTGGATCTCAGAGTCTTCTTTCGACCACGCGCACTTTCGCACGATGCCCTTTGCGAGTTCGTCGTTTTGCCACGCATTACCCAGTGCAACGCGTGCGTCCTCGACTTCGGACCGCAATGCATGGCGCTCAATATCCGCGTCGTGCAACTCGCGCACGATGCCGTTCCAGCACTGGACGCAGTACCAGTCGCTCGCTCCGGTACAGCCGTCGCAGGTAATCTCGGTGACGTCGTCGTCGCTCATCGTGTCTCCTCATTCGCCAGCGCTTCCAACCACGCGCACTTCCGCGCGATGCCCTCCGCGAGCATGCCGCCGCACCACGCCGCTCCCAGCGCAGCGCGTGCGGCCTCAAGCTCCGCGCGGAGATTCACCCATTCCTCAAGAGAACGCGCCTCGCGTTGAGCGCGGGAATGGTTCTCGGCGGTGATGCTCTTGAGCTGCGCGGTCAGCCGTCCGACCTCCGCACGCAATGCGTCGCGCTCGACGGTTGCCGCGTACAGCGTTCGCGCCAGCGCAGCGTTGTGCTGCTGCGCCAGCGCGAGCTGCTCGGCGTCGTCAGAACGGAAGGTCATCGTCGCCGCCGCTGTCCCAGCCACCCGCCGCAGGCTTGCCGCGACGCTCCACGATGGGGCCGTCGTTCGTCTCGCGCTTGCCACCGACGAGCGCGATTTCGGTGACGGTGATCTCAGGCGCAGCGCCGCGCGTGCCGTCGCGCTTCTCAAACTGGCGCAAGCTGAAACGGCCCGTGACGCCGACCGGCGTGCCCTTCTTCAAGTAGGGCGCAACGCCCGACTTTTTGCCCCAGATCACGAGGTCAAAGTAGACGGGCGGCTCGTCCTTCTTGAAGCCGTTGACGGCGATCGCGACGTTGCACACGCGGTCACCGTTCTTCGTGTCACGCACCTCCGCGTCACGCGTACACCGGCCGGTCACGGAAATCGTATTCAGGTCGCTGCTCATGTGCTCTCCTCGCCGCTCTCGCGGTCCTTCTGCATCCGCGCGATGATCGCGCCCTTCGTCTCATCGATGCGCGCCTTCGCAGCCTTGCCCGCCGCGCTCACGCGCTCGCGCCCCGCCGCGCTCAGCGACGGCCACGCAGGCGCGACAAGCTCGGCCCGCAGCTGCGCGAGCTCGACGTCCGTGCTCGCCACGTCGAGTGCCGCGACGATGCGCTCAGCGCCGTCCTCGAGCGTCGGCGGCGCGGTAGGCACGCCCTCCACAACGGCGACGTGCTCGACGCGCGGCTCCTCGTCGGGCTGCGTCGAGGACAGCTCTTCGCGCGTGTAGACGCTGCCGCTAAACGCGTCGGCGGCGTAGGCACGAGCGCCCGCAGTAATCGCGCGAGCACGCAGCATCGCGCGCGGATACTTGCGCCACGTTGCGCTGTTCCACAGGCCCGCACGCTCGGCGTCGGAGCGCGTGAACGTGCTGACGTACGGCGCGCAGCCCGGACGCGTCAGACGCACGCTGGCGCACTCGTCGTCGTCGCGCAGCCACTCGAGGCCGATGCCGTGCGCGAGCATCCGGCCGCTCACGAAGCTGGCGTCCATGCCGAGCTTGCCGTTCACCAAGTAGAACGACCGCAGCGACGCCATCGGGCCGACGCCCAGCTCGCGCCCGGCGAGGATGACGGCGGCTACCTGCGCGGGAGTGCGGAAATGATCGGGGATGAACCCGCCCTTTGCCGCGGCAAGCGTCTCTGCGAGCCGCAGCACGTCAGCCAACGACGACACCATATCCAGACCAGCGACTTTGATTTCACTCATGATTGCGTCCTCCATTTCACGTATGCGCGAGCGCTGACGTCAGCGCTCAATCGAATGCGCTCTGCCAGTCGCGGCAGGCGTGCCCATCGATCATCGGCGTCGGCCCCTAATACCGACTCCGCGACCTGCTGGCTCATCGCCGCGATAGCACGACTCACCAGCGACCGCAACTCGTCGCTGCTCATGCTGACGCCGCGGAACTGCGCGCGAATACGCTCGCCCACCTCGAGCATGGCGGCGCTCAGGTCCTCGTCATCACGCGCGGCGATGCCGACCTCCTCGACGTCGAGGGCCGCGGCAGCCGTCGGCCACGCGTGCCGCTCGGAGTCGGGCACCGCGCCGATGATCTCGCAGCTGTACAACGCCTCGGGCGTCAGTTCATCGACGAGGTCGCCCTCGTCCAGCTGCAACGCATCCTCGCGCGACGTCGCGAGCACGCCGACGACGTACTCCGCGCGCACGCGCACCCAATAGCGCGCCATCACGACGGCCTCCCAGCCGCAGCGATGCGGCGGCGCAGCTGGCGGCACGCGGGGCACGCGCAGCCCTCGCAGACCGCGACGAGGGCGGCGACGAGCCCGCCGTGCGGGTTACCCGGCGCGCGCATCACAGCGCCCCGTCGCGCTGCACAATGTAGAAGATCTGGCCCGCGGACTGGCGGGTGCTCTCGACCGCGGAGGCCAACGCCGCCTCGAAGGTCGGGCCCGTGCCGCTGCCCGTGATCGACGTCTCGGTGACGACGTCCACGATCCACGCCACCTCGGGCGTGGCGCTCGCGCCGCAGCGGTACGCGCGGATCGACCGCAGTCCCATGTCGCCCATCGTGCTCTCCATCATCGTCGTCATCGTCGTGTTCGTGGTGGTCATGGTGTCCTCGCTGGTGGTGCTAACGGCCTCGTCAGGCGACGCGTCACGTCGCGACCGAGCGCTCGCGTAGAGCGCCCGGTTTCGGCCTATTGCGCGGCGGTAGCGCGTCGCGCCATGCGCCGCTCGTGCTGATCTTCGGTGGCGCGATACCCGTACGCGTCGAGGCGCGGCTGGTCAGCAGCGGGCCAAACGCCGTCACCGAGGTCCGCGAGGATGGCGTCGAGCTCGCGCTGCGCCTCGCGCGTCTCGAAGCGGATGGCGTCAAGGTAATCGCGCTGCGTGCCGCCGACGCGATACGCATCACGCGCCGCGTCGATGCGCTGCTGCGTCTCCGCATGAACGGCGTCAATGCGCTCGCAGACCTCGACGCCGACGGCTGCGCGAGCGCGGAGCCGCATTGCGGCGAAGACCTCGTCGCGCGCCGCGCGGATGTAGCGCTCGAGCGAGTAGGGCGCGGCGATGGCCGTCGCGACGATGCCCATCCCGCGGCTGCTGTCGACCGGGTCGCTGCACGCGTCCTCGAGGGTACGCCGTGCCGCGTCGCAGGCCGCGTACACCGCGCCCATGTACGCGCGGTCGTCCCCATCGATGCGCCACGCCTCGCGCGCTGCCGCGACCGCCGCATCGCAGCCACCGTACGCGTCGCGGAGGGACGTCCCGAAGTTCTCGGGCAGCAGCTCGACCGCGCGGATCACGACGCCACCTCGAGATCCGCGATCATCGCTTCGACGTCGGCCTCGCTGGCGGCGTCGGCGACGAGCTGCGCGACGTACGCGTCACGGACGCGGTCGATGCTGTCGAGGTCGGTGGCAAGCCCGCGGCCTGCGAGTTCGTCGCTGATGGCGCGGTCGGACCAGTCGCACGACGTGTATCCGGCCTCGGTCGAATGCTCAAGCAGGTCGCGGCAGACAGTTTCTTCGCGAACCAGACGATACGTCGCGAGAAGCGCGGAGCAGTCTCGCGCCAGCATCATGTCCACGACGTGCGCGACGTCGTCGTCCGTGGCGATGCGGACCGCGCGCACGTCGAGCTGCGCGCGCAGAGCCTCGACGGTCGTCTCGAGCGCAGCAGCAGCCTCGCCGCTGCCCGCGTAGCCCGCCTCGACGTGCATGGCCTCGACGGCGTCGGCGTCGGTCGCGCCCTCGTAAATGCCGAGACAGTGGCCGGTGTCGCGCGCGTTGATCTGGTAGCTGGTCATGGTGTCCTCACTCTCTGTGTGTCGGCGGCCCCTCGCCGTCGACTCCCGATACATACGCCCAACGCTATACAGCGTCAACAATCATTTCGAGGGGCGCGCATTTTATTGCGCGCCCTCGGCGACCGTCACGCGGCGCGCGCCGCCTCCACCATGGCCTGCGCCTCTTCGACCGTCAGCAGCCGACCGATCTGCCGACGGTCGGCGTAGACGCGCTGGCGTGCCCGCTCGACCTCGAACGCGTTGTGCTCAAGGCAATTCAGCTGCTTGTGCGAGAGCGGGCTCGTGGTGCGGCGCTCAGCGGCCGGCGTCTCAAGCCACGCCACGACCTGATCGCGGAGCGAGCGGCGGAACTCCGAGCGGAACGTCTTCACGCTCAACAGCTTCGACACGAGGAATCGCGTGCGGAAGTCGCAATCCTTCAGCCCGCGCTGCCACGACTCCGACCACTCCATCGACACGCCCGCGCCCCACACGTACGCCCAGCTCGTGGACTGCACCGCCCACTCGTCCGCGTCGAGCCACGCGGGCAGCGTGAC